GAGCCTGAGCGTTTCAGGGGTCCGCAGTTCCACGGGGGGTGGTGCGACGAGCTCGCAGCATGGGACTACTTACAGGAAGCGTGGGATCAGATTCAGTTCGGCATGCGACTAGGTCAGCGCACCCGCATGATATGCACCACCACACCTCGACCCAAGGACCTCATCATCGAGCTCATTGGCCGCGAGGGTGACGACGTGGTGCTCACCACCGCCTCGACCTACACCAACCTCGGCAACTTGTCGGAGAACTTCAGGAAGCAGATTCTGCAGTACGAGGGCACTACGCTGGGGAGGCAGGAGATTTACGCTGAGATCATCGACCCTGAGGAGGGCGGTATCGTCAAGCGCGATATGTTCAAGCTGTGGCCAGCTGGCAAGCCCTTCCCCAAGTTCGAGTACATCATCCAGTCCTACGACGTGGCCACCTCAGAGAAGGTGCAGAACGACCCAACGGCCTGCATCACATTCGGCGTGTTCAAGCCGCTGGACGGTCCTATGTCCGCTATGGTGATCGACTGCTGGCAGGAGCGCATGCAGTACCCCGACCTGCGACCCAAGGTGCTGGAGGAGTACGAGACCGTCTTTGGTGAGGGCAAGGACCGCAAGAGGGTGGACCTCCTCCTCATTGAGGACAAGAGCGCTGGCATATCCCTCATCCAAGACCTACAGCGTGCGCACCTCCCTGTGCGGGCGTACAACCCCGGCCGTGCTGATAAGCTGCAGCGCCTCAACATTGTCTCCAACATCATTGCCCGCGGTAGAGTGTGGATACCTGAGAGCGATAGACGCAAGGGCTACGTCAAGGACTGGGCCGAGGGATTCGTGAGCCAGATATGCTCTTTCCCCGAGACCACCCACGACGACCTAGTGGACGCATGCACTCAGGCGCTGCGTTACCTGCGCGACTCAGGGTGGCTGGACATCGACCCACCACCGCGGGAGGACTGGGACGATGACGACTACGCCGACACTGGCCGCGTGCGCCGTGTTAACCCATACGCAATTTAAGGAGACCATATGATCCACTACACACCAGAAGGCCATCACATGAAGCTGGGGCTGAACCTACGCAGAACTGCGGGAGGCTTTGCCGCAATATGGGCGTGGTACGACTTTGCCACGCGCAACGCATTCTCCGCCCGCTTCCGCTTGCGCCTGCACATCAAGCCGCGCATCCTGTGGTCGGTCGAGCGCTTCAACGTCATCGACAACTACCTTGCGGTCAACGGCTTCGAGCTTGTCTGCCGTGAAGTGTTGGAGGACCTCAACGCGACCGAGGCCGCAGTAAAGCGCACCAACGAACCCTACGCCTACATCAAGCCATGACTATGCAATCTGATGAGACTGTGATACAATCGAGGCGTTGTCGTGGAAAACAACAGACGAGAGCCGTTACTCATGCCTTCGCCCTTGGTTCATTCCGCAGGGTTTCCACCGAGGGCAGTAGTAACGGTTTTTTTGTTTTCTGCGCCGACCCTCAGAGCGGGTTAGCTAATGGGCCAATGTCGGGGCTGCACTCATATACCGATGGCATTGCAGTCGCGACCCCGATGCCAGTGGCGTTCCATAGCGACCACAGAAACGAGCAAAACAAACCGACAGCGAATGGCCCACGATACGGGTGCTCGATAAAAGGAATATGGCGTTCAGCGTGCAGCAGTCCTACAGGATGGCTGAAGTCTCTCAGGTCGGGGGACTCGGGGTCGCGCTATGCCTGTAATCATTTATTGGACTTGACACGCCCAACCGTTTATGATGCAGGGGTACACGACAAAGGAACCCATCATGGCTGATGAGACCAAGCCCCGCAAAACCGTTGCCTTAAAACACATGGACGACAAGTTGGAAACCCAATCGGTTCCTAAGAAGCAGTCACTCAAGGAGTGGGCCATGGCTGGTGGTGGCGTTCCCGTGCAGTACAAAGGTCGTGAGCACGTATGGCACAAGCAGGTACAGAAGTACGCAGCTGGTGGTGAGGTGTACAACACCGTGCCTGACATGAGCGACGGTGGCCAGATCAATGAAGGCCCAGCCTTTTCCAAGGGCGGTACGGTAAAGAATGCGGTAAAGAGTGCGGTCGAGGGTGTTGTTGAGGGCGTCAAGCCGTTAGTGGATCGCATCAACATGCACTTCAAGGATGTGACTAAGCGCGTGCCTGAGCTGCAAGAGGGCGCACAAAAGATTCAAGGCGGTGAGATGACTCCCGCCGAGTATGAAAAGCTCGTCAAGAAGTACAAGCCTGTTAAGCCCTACGAGTTTATTCCCAAGCCAGCGACCAGAGACGAAGCAATCAACGCTTTGACGGCTGACAAGCGCGACCTGTACGGTACACCATCAAGCATGCTCAAAGCTGGTGACCCAGTGGGACTTCGCCTTGACATTCCAGCCTACAGCGATCACGGCGTGTGGGTCCCAGCAGTTCACCGCCAAGCCGCTGGCTTTGGTGCTGGTGACCGCGTTGGATACGAGAGCGTCGCAGGCGTAATGAACCCCACGTTTGGTATGTCCGATAAGGCAGCTTTAAGTATTGCCGCGGGAAAGCCCAAAGGGACTATTGCCACCATTAAGGGCGAGTGGAACCCAACGGACGAGGCAACCGCCGTGGCGCGCGCTCAAGAGTATCTCAACAACCCTGAATGGGTGCAGGTGGGCATGGACCCCGAGCGTCATGGATACTTCTACGACAGGCGCACAATGAAACCCATCACGGCGGCTGAGGAGGCCATCCAAGTTGGTCCGCTGGTGTTGGCCAAGAAGCCGCAGTACGGCAACAAGAAGGACTTCAAGTACGCAGGGGGCGGCGATGTCCACATGGAAGACGGCGGCGCAGCGTTTGGCGTGTTCCCGCAGATGAAGCCTAAGCGCAGCAAGCAAGACCCAGAGGCGGCAAAGAACGTGCCGCTCGACTTCTTGCGTGGTCGTATTGCTGGCACGCTAGGTATGCCCGGCGACATCGAGTCGCTGATCCGCATGCTGCCCGGACTTGACGAGCGCACCTACCTCCCAACGTCTGAGGATATTGAGCAGCGCCTCCCCTTCCGCTCAGACGCCCCTGTATCTCGTGCTGCCGCTGGCTTAGGTAGCCTTACCGCCAATCCAATGGACTTGATTCGTGCTGGTAAGGTTGCAAATAAAGCGATTAAATCAGCAGCTCCGATGGCCAACGAAGCCATTGAGAACTATATGTTCAAGCAAGGGTTGGCCATGCCAGCGGTCGAGCCCAAAAAAGGCAAGGCTGTTAAAGCCGCCAAAGCCAATGAGGTTCCCAAGGGAGTAGAGCCTATTGTGGTGCGTACTCCTGAAGAGCGCGCCGTAATGGAAAAGTTTGGCCAGAAGCAGGAACAAGAGGCCGCGCGTCAGAAGAAGGTCGAGAAAGCCGCCAAGGAGAGCGCAGGCAAGAGTACCGAGGAGTCAGTTAAGCCAGCCAAGTCTAAAGGGCCGCGCGCTAAAGTAGAGGCTGACACATACCGCAAGATGGCCGAAGAGCTGGGCGACGAAGCAGTCCTTAAGGCCGCCCGTGCTGGTGAGCACCTTAAGCCTACCTCCAGCGGCTATGTCGGAGCACCACGCACCGTTACCAGCTCGCAGGGACTAGGTGCAATGCGCCGCGCTATAGACAAGGACTTTGCAGACTCTGTTGAGGCCGTGCGCCTTGCAGACCCTGAGCGCTTAGGCACATGGTACGACCGCGCCAAGCAGGGCATCGCTGAAAGCTCCGAGCCTTACCAATTACCTCGCACGCTTGAGCAGCACGGCGTCTACTCCGCAGGCGTAAGCCCAGAGTCAGAGTTGACCTTTGCGCTTAAGCACCTTAACAGCCGCGTAGCTGGTGACCCCCAGATGGCTTACCGCGGCGCTGGCATGCGCAACCTAGACACAGCTGTGGAAGGTGACCGCCCTGCAAACATGGGTTTCAAGATTGGCGAGTACGCTAACAAGAACGACCCACGCATTCCTAACGAAGGCCTGTTTGGTGTAAATGACTTCCGCCGTGCTCAAGGCATGGGATACACCGACCCTCAAGGTAATCCTTGGAAGGCGGGAGTGTCTGAAACTATGCACCCATTCATGGACGCTGAGACCGCCCTTCAGGTGGACCGCGCAAACGCAGCTGGCACTGGTGGCCGAACCGATTGGGCTGGGCCTCACATTCAAGAAGTTCCATGGGTATACGGCAAAGCGCAGGACCTGTACGGTCGTGGCAAG